TTCCAACCAACGCAGACACTGCAGGACTTATGGTAAGAACTGCAATCGAAGCATTCCCATGGTTCTCACCTGCTGGTGAACAAAGAGGTGTGATTAATAATGCAATCAAACTTGCATATAATCCAACTAAAGATCAAAGAGATCAATTATATCCACAAAGAATAAATGCATACATAACAAAACCGGGAGTTGGAACACTTCTGTTTGGTGATAAAACTGGATTATCATTTGCATCTGCATTTGATAGAATTAACGTTCGTCGTTTGTTCCTTACAGTTGAGCAAGCTCTTGAGGGTGCTGCTGAAGCACAACTCTTCGAGTTAAATGATGAACTTACAAGAGCAAACTTCAGAAACATTGTTGAACCATTCTTGAGAGATGTTGAAGCAAAACGAGGTCTATCCGGATTCTTGGTTATTTGTGATACATCCAATAATACTCCTGATATTATTGACAACAATGAATTTAGAGCTGACATCTTCTTAAAACCAGCAAGATCTATCAACTACGTAACACTAACGTTTGTTGCTACAAGAACTGGTGTAAGTTTTGAAGAAGTAGCAGGTCGAGTTTAATTAGATAAATAACTAAAGGAGACTAAGAACCATGGCATCAACAAGAGAAAACAAGACAATTTCTCAATTTAAATCTCAACTTATCGGTGGAGGTGCAAGACCCAATCTGTTCGAGGTAGAATTAACTACCTTACCAGCAGGTATTGCATGGCCAGCAGATAACTTCAGATATATGTGTAAAGCAGCACAGTTACCTGCTTCAGTTATTGCTAATATAGACATACCATTTAGAGGTCGTATTTTTAAAGTTGCTGGAGACAGAACTATCGAACCTTGGAGTATCACTATTATTAACGATGAAGACTTCCGTATCAGGAAGGCAATGGAAGAATGGGTAGATCTAATTGCAAAATTAGAGAATAATCTTGGTGCAACAGATCCAAGTGCCTACATGGTGAACGCCAAAGTATTCCAACTTGGTAGAGGTGCAACACAAAGTTCACAAACAAACGCTGGTGATCGTAACTCAGTGTTAAGAGAATATGAGTTTATCGACATATTTCCTACAAGTGTATCATCAATTGACCTATCTTACGATTCTTCTGATACAATAGAAGAGTTTACAGTTGACTTCCAAGTTCAATCCTTCGCATTCGTTGACGCAGGTGGCCCTAACGGTTAACTAAATAGATAAAATAGTATAAATCATGTCTAAGTTATTTGGGTTCTCAATCGAGAACACAGAACCGCTATCTCCAAATGTAGTCTCACCTGTTCCTCCGAATAGAGAGGATGAGTCAGATTACTACATGAGTAGTGGTTTTTTTGGTTCTTATGTTGATATTGAAGGTGTATTCAAAACTGAATTTGATCTAATCAGAAGATATCGTGAAATGTGTTTACATCCAGAAGTGGATAGTGCAATTGAAGATATCGTAAACGAAGCTGTAGTTTCAGATTCAAATGATCATCCTGTAGAAATAGATTTAGATCATCTGAATGCAAGTGATGGTATTAAAAAGAAAGTAAGACAAGAGTTTAAATATATACTTGATTTATTGGATTTTGATAAAAAGGCACATGAGATATATCGTAACTGGTATATAGATGGAAGAATTTACTATCATAAAGTAATTGATATTAAAAAACCAGAAGAAGGTATTCAAGAATTGAGATACATTGACGCAATTAAAATGCGTTATGTAAGACAAGAAATGAAGAGTAAAGAAGACAAATATAAAGTAACCAATCTTTTATCAGATAATCCAACTGACTATCCTTTTCCAAAGATAGAAGAATACTTCATATACAATCCAAAGGCTGCATATCCAACAGGAAACATTCATTCTAAAGGTGCAAGTCAAGGAATTAAGATTGCAAGAGATGCAATTTCATATTGTACATCTGGTTTAGTAGACAGAAATAAAGGAACAACTCTTTCATATCTTCACAAAGCAATCAAAGCAGTAAACCAATTACGCATGATTGAAGATAGTTTGGTGATATATAGATTATCCCGCGCTCCGGAGCGTAGGATTTTCTACATTGATGTAGGAAACTTGCCGAAGGTAAAAGCAGAGCAATATCTCAGAGATGTGATGATGCGATATCGAAACAAATTAGTTTACGACGCTAACACAGGAGAGATCCGCGATGACAAAAAGTACATGGCAATGCTTGAAGATTTCTGGCTGCCTAGAAGGGAAGGAGGACGTGGTACTGAAATTTCTACTCTACCGGGAGGTCAAAACCTTGGTGAGATCACGGATATTGAGTACTTCAAAAAGAAATTATATAGGTCGCTCAACGTACCGCCTTCCAGAATGGACGGAGAGGGAGGATTCAACTTGGGACGATCCTCAGAGATATTAAGAGATGAATTAAAATTCACTAAATTTGTTGGACGTTTGAGAAAGAGATTCTCGAATATGTTCAATGATATGCTCAAGACTCAGCTTATATTGAAGAATATAATCACCCCAGAAGACTGGGAAACTATGAGTGAGCACATACAATATGACTTTTTATATGATAATCACTTCTCTGAACTCAAAGAATCTGAGTTATTAAATGAGAGATTAGGTAATGTAGCAAATGCAGAACCATATATTGGAAAGTACTTCTCACAAGATTATGTAAGACGTAAGATACTTCGTCAGACAGATGAGGAGATTATTGAACAAGATAAAATCATTGAAAAGGAAATTGCGGCTGGTATTATACCAGACCCAGATGAACCAGTTGATCCACAAACTGGTCAACCAATTAATGATCTTGGAGCACCAATTCAAGAACCAGATCTAGAATCTGAGGGGGGTGCAACCGAAGCACCTACTATCCCTAGTGGTGGAGAGATATAAATAAAATCGGTTAAAGTATAATTTTATTAAAATATGGAAGACTTAATGGACATGATTATCGCAGACGATTCGCCATCACAAGTAAGTGATACGATTAAGAATGCTTTATTTGCAAAGTCTGCAGAGCGAGTTGATGCCTTTCGACCTGATGTAGCATCTACAATTTTTGCAGATGATGAGGTGGAAAATGAAGTTGAAGCAGAGACTGAAACAGAAGTAGAAGCCGAAGCAGAAACAGAAATAGGTGACGAGGAGTAACCTATAAATAAATAGTAAAATGACTAGAGTATATCAATGACTGTAAGAACCGTCGGAATAGGATCATCTGTACCTCTGAATGCAACCGCAAAACTCTCAAATGCATTTAATGTGCAATCAACTGTGATGCGAATTGTTGCAAAGGGTGCAAGTGCTCATGTTGCAATAACCACTGGGCCATTAGCAACAAATACTGACTTTTTTATCCTTGGTGGTGAAGAAGAACAAATTGCTCTTACCAAAGGTTCTCAAGTAGTTGTCGGTATAACAACTGGAACAACAACAATTCTTGAAGCTCCAGAAGGAACACAAATGCCATTTATAATTGGCGATTATGTTACTCTAGATACTGCTAATGATACAAACTACACTACATTAATTAATCATGTGAAGGTTACTGATGTTAAAAACACTATACCAAGTATAGATGGTGGTGGTTATACAAGAAGTCGAGTAACAGTTGATGCTAATACTGCAGGTATTATCACAGCATATACTTCTAATTCTGGTGGATCACTTATGACATCTAAAAAAATATCAGCAAAAATAGCAGATGGTGAAACAGCAAGTTCAACCGCTTGTTTATACTTCCAACAAGTTCAAAAAACTGGATAACAAAAATGAAACTGATTAGAGAAGAAATCGAATCTGTAGAGTTTCTCGTCGAAAATAGAAACGGCAAGAAGTCTATGTATATCGAAGGTGTATTCTTACAAGGAAACATTAAAAACCGAAACGGTAGAATGTATCCAATGGAGACTCTTCGTAAAGAGGTTTCTCGTTATAGTGAGAATCATATTCAGTCAGGTAGAGCACTTGGAGAGTTAGGTCATCCAGAAGGCCCAACTGTAAACCTTGATCGCGTATCTCATAAAATTGTATCTCTCAAAGAGAGTGGATCCAATTTCATAGGAAAAGCAAAACTTTTATCAACCCCTATGGGTAAGATCGCATCTTCTCTTGTAGAAGAAGGAGTTAAACTCGGCGTATCTTCTCGTGGTATTGGTTCTCTCAAAATGACAAGAGAGGGAGTCAATGTCGTAGGTGACGACTTCATGTTAGCAACTGCTGCTGATATCGTTGCTGACCCTTCCGCACCTGATGCTTTTGTTGAAGGAATTATGGAAGGAAAAGATTGGGTATGGGATGGAGGCATACTTCGTGAGAGGGCTGCTGCTAAAACATATCAAACAATCAATACATTAACAGACCAGAAAAGACTGGATGAGCAGAAATTAAATCTATTTAATGATTTTCTGTCTAATTTATAACTTTTCTAAATAAATATAGTTTTCAATCACAGCTCATCGGAGTACTCAAAATGTCTCGTGGCAAAAAATTACAAGAAATGGAAGTAAAGACACCGCAATCTAAATCCGCTGTCAATGCTAATGCTAAGCCAGGCGATCCAATGCCGAAATTAAGCACAGGTGGAACACCACCAACATATGAGGATCTAGGAGGCCCTACTCCAGAGAATTATAAGTCGGATGATGACTCTGCAAAGTTAAAGGAACCCGGTGGTTCTTTAAAGCAAGTTAAGGATGTGGTTAACAAAGGTGCTAAACCAGCAGAACCAATGAAATCAAAAGGATACAAGGA